TGCAGAGCGGAGCCGGACGCACTCTGGTGCAGGGTGGTAAACCCCTCACCACTGACGGCGTGGGGCTACTCAAGAGGGCTCAGCGCGCGCTCCTGGAGTCTGCCACCGAAAAGGCCCATTCAAAGCAATACGGCGCGGCTGGCCGCGAAATGCGCAACCCTGTTTCGATTGGCCGCACACCGCTCAAGCATCGCCCGCTTGCCGGCCCGATCATGGTCGAACATACGTGCGAGATGTGCCATGCCAAATTCGAGTCAGGATCGAAGAAGGCTACCGTGCGGTGGTGCCCAGAGTGCCGAAATAAACGGCGCTGTGAGCAAGGTAAGGCGTGGGTTAAGCAGAACCGCACCGGTGTAGCAGCCGCGCCTGCTCCGGCTCGTGAATGTGAACGTTGCCACCAGCATGACGCCACGTCCCAGAGCCGGTGGTGCAAGGAATGCCAGGTGATCATGCACCGCGAGTACGTCCGGAAGCGCGCGGCGGAGCGTCGGGAAGAAAAACGGGGTGGATTCGGTGAGTAATATGGTCCGCATTATTCGAGAGCAGGCTGATGCCGCTCATTATTTGCAAGATCCAGTGGCGGTGGCGGACTATGCACGGAGAAACGGATGCACGGAGAAGCAGGCTTGTGATGGCGCTCGTCAGGGCGTATACGACTGGGTGATGGAGGAGATTTTACTGTGGAGGGAGATTATTCGTGGCTGATTCATACGCGGAATTCCTTCGTCGCAAACGGATATTGGCCGAACCATGCGGATTTTCTAGTGCCACCCCATTGAATTCCATGCTGTTCCCATTCCAGCGGGACATTGTAAAGTTCGATCTTGAACGTGGAAAGGCCGCTAACTTTGCTCATACCGGACTCGGGAAAGGCCCCATGCAAATGGAGTGGTGCAGCCATGTATCCGAGTACGCCAAGGGGAACACACTCATCGTGGCTCCGCTTGCAGTAGCGCAGCAATTTAAGCGCGAGGCCCGTAAGTTCGGTTACGATCTTACAATTTGTCGTGAACAGTCCGATGTGCGAACCGGGCTTAACGTCACAAACTACGAACGTCTAGATTTATTTAATTTAGCCTCTTTCGTCGGCGTGTCGCTCGATGAATCCAGTTGTATCAAGGATTTTTCATCCAAAACCACGAAAAGCCTGATCGAGAAACTGGCCACAACCCCGTACAAACTTGCGAACAGCGCCACGCCAAGCCCCAACGACCATGCGGAACTCGGAACACATGCGGAGCTGCTCGATGTAATGCGCCGGTCTGCAATGCTGGCTATGTTTTTTGAGCACGATGGTGGAGAAACTTCCAAGTGGTCATTGAAAGGGCATGGTAAGCGGCCATTTTGGAAGTTTGTGTCTTCATGGTCCGTGTGCTTGAAGCGTCCATCCGACCTCGGTTACGACGACGGCGGCTTTGAGCTTCCTTCTCTTAATCTGCACGAGCACATCATATCCGTGGACTATAGTGTGAATACCAATGGGATGCTTTTTCGCTGTCCCGATTTGAGTGCAACAGGATTGCATAAGGAGATGCGGCTCACGGCGGAAGATCGGGCGCGCAAGGTTGCCGAATTGGTCTACAACAAGCCGGATGCTCCATGGCTACTCTGGTGCAACACGAATTACGAGGCGGATGCCATCAAATCCGTGATTCCGCAGGCAGTAGAGGTACGTGGATCTGACTCTCCTGCAAAGAAGGAATCTGCGTTGATCGGTTTCGCGGATGGAAACATACAGATCATGCTGAGCAAACCGGGAATTGCCGGATTCGGAATGAACTATCAGCATTGTGCAGACATGGCTTTTGTGGGGATAAGTTACTCGTTTGAGTCCATGTTCCAAGCCATCCGCCGGTGCTGGAGATTCGGGCAGACGAAGCCGGTCAATGTCCATGTGGTAATCGCTGAGACCGAAGGAGCGGTGCTCGATTCGATCCGGAGAAAAGAGCGGCAGTACGAAGAGTTGCAGTCAGAAATGAATGCGGCCATGCGCGAGGAGCAGTTGTCCGTTCGATATCAGCAAACCAAATACGAACACAGCCAGGAAATGAGGGCATCGCAGTGGCTACGGTTATCGACCAAGTAATTACCGACGAATACAGCCTCTATCACGGGGATTGCGTTCGCGCAATGGAGGGGATCGCTGATGGGCAGTTGCACTTCAGCATCTTTAGCCCACCGTTTTCTCAGCTATACTCCTACACCGACGCGCTCGAAGACATGAGCAATGTGCAGAACGATGAGGAGTTCATCGCGGGTATGGAGTTCATGGTGGCGGAGTTGTACCGCATCCTGATGCCCGGTCGGCTGGTGGCGTTCCACTGTATGCAGATACCGGCGATGAAGGAGCGGGATGGCTACATCGGACTGAAGGACTTTCGCGGAGACTTGATTCGGCTATTTCAGCGCCACGGGTTCATCTACCATTCCGAAGTCGTGATCCGAAAAGACCCACTCATCGAAGCGACCCGGACAAAAGCGCTCGGGTTGATGCACAAGCAACTGGTGAAGGACTCATCTAAATCGCGTCACGGTGGCCCGGATTACGTGGTCGTGATGCGGAAGCCTGGTGATAATCCAGAGCCGATATCGCACATGCCATCCGGGTTTACTCGATGGATCGGACCGGCGTCGGATGAGCCAAAAGCCGCTAAAACATCCGACCCGGCACGGAACAAATACAGCCATGAGGTTTGGCAGCGATACGCCGACCCTGTATGGTTCGATATCGAACCGAGTGACACGCTGCAACGGGAGTCGGCCCGCGATGACGACGATTCGCGCCATATCTGCCCGCTTCAATTGACCGTTATTCGGCGTTGTATCGAATTGTGGTCGAACCCTGGAGATATCGTCCTGAGTCCGTTCGCGGGCATCGGGTCTGAGGGTTATGTGGCCATACAGGAAGGGCGTCGATTCGTTGGGTCCGAATTGAAGCACAGCTACTTCCGGCAGGCGGCGCGCAATCTTGAGGCGGCGGTCAAGAGTCGCGGGCAGGGCATCTTATTCAGTCATCAGGAAGAGGCCACCGCATGATCAGAATACTCGGACTCGACCTATCCCTCACCGCCACCGGCGTGTCCGCTTTTGACAGCACGATGCTGCGCACCATCGCGCCGGCAAAGTCCATGACGGGGATGCCGCGTCTCGAATGGATCCGCGCGGCCGTGTACGAGGAGTGCTCCGAGGCGGACCTAACAGTCTGCGAGGATCTCTCATTTGGCTCAAACATGCCGGGGCACTCCGAAGTGGTGATGTTGCACGGACTCGTCCGCCACACCCTCTGGTGCGAGGGTCGGCCGCTCGTGCTGGTGGCGCCGACTTCGTTGAAGAAGTTCGTCTGCGGCTCCGGGTCCGCAAAGAAGGAGCAGATGATGCTCGACGTGTTCAAGCGCTGGAACATTTCGGCCGCCGACAACAACCAGGCTGACGCCTGCGGGCTCGCTCAGATCGGCCGCTGCATGACTGGCCAGATGGAGCCAGAGAACCAGGCTCAGAGAGAGGTCGTGGCGAAGGTGCGGGCGGGTAACGCCGCGGCGCTCCGGCTGCTCGACGAGCACCTTTCGTCCACCGGCGCATCCCAAGGGAGGCTGCTGTGACCTACGTGCGCGTGGCGAACACGCGGCTCTATCACATCGCTACCGATCACCAATCGCGGCTGCGTGGAACGATCCACGTGCGATGCAAAGAGCAAGAAATTACCGCCGATGACGTGGTTTATAGAAAACCACCTGACGACAAGCTGTGCGCGCAGTGTTGGAGGAAGGAGGTGAGCAAGTGACGATGGCGGAAGTTTCACAACTCATGGGAGAAGGGCAACTCGCTCCTGGGGTCCACGGCCAGATGTTCGATACTCCGAATGGGATCTACATCCCGGTCATCAGCGCTGATAATCCTGGCAGCGGAGACGTGGGCCGATTTCTGGATGGGTTGCCGATGGATCGCGATATCAAGTTTCCGTGCGTTCTGTCTCCGACCCTGCGCGGGATGCTACTGCGGCGCGGGTATGTCGATGCGGGCGAGTTCTCCGAGGAGTTCGGCGAGAACGTGGATGTGATGGTACGGAGGGGGAATAGCAATGGCTGACAACGCAATCAAGGTAACCATGGGATCTGTGCGCCTGACGCGCGACCAATCGCGCCGCCTGCTGGAAATATCCGAGGCCAACGGAGCGGTGGAATGCTACGAGTACTGGGATAAGCGCCTGGAGCAGCTCGGGCTCGTCAGCATCGGTCCGATACCCGATAAGATCAAGGCGGCTGAAGAGAAATGGATTGCGGCATCTTGGTCTTCAGCGCAGCAGAAAATGTCCGGGTGGATTGGGCTTCCATCGGAAGCGCAGATCCGAACCGTGGAGGGGATTGTTCACCAAGTGGCATATCGCACATCCCTTATTAAGCGCCCGTACACGCAACTGA